TTGTTGAGAATGACAATTTTCATCTTAAGTCACTTAAATATAATAATAAAATGTTTTAGACTTGGATAATTACCCGTTTGATTACCCGTTTTTCTTAGGGTAGGGGTAAAATAAAGCCCACTAGATGTGGGCTATGATATCAGATTCTTGCTTGTACTCTTCAACTTTCTGTTTAACGTACGAGGAATACCAAAATACATCTTTTTCCGTTACTCGAATGGGTTGTTTGATTTTTCCAGAATTTACCCATTCATAGAATTTATCTTTCTGGATTGATAGAAGATACATAAACTCTTTCGCACGAATTCTACGATCAATCTCCATTCACCCCTCCTTACTTTCCGCTTTGACTTCTAGTTCTGCAATTCTTGCCTTAAGCTTAGAAAACTCATCACGACAACTTGCTATTGCACCATTCCAAGCAATCCAACCTGCATTAAATTCACTAGTTTTTGTTGTACATCTGAATCCACTTTTTGCTGCAGAACGATCTAAAAAGCCATACTCTTCTGCAAGATCACAATAGGTTTCATACTGTCGTTCTACATCTTCGATAAAGTCAATCATCCCTCTGCTCCCGATTCGCTTGCATTTGGGCTGCTAGGTCTATGCATCCAGTATTTAACTTCTTCTAGTAGAAACTCTTCGCCATTTGAGTTTGAAGCCCATAATGTTTGATCGTCACCAAGGTCTTCGCCATTCTCACCATAAGGCCCATCAACATAATCAGTATTTAAATAGCCTTCATGAATGATGTTGTTTTTATCTAAGAACAAAACTAAATCACCTTCATCTGGCTTCATGAATTCAGTTGATACCCAGACTGGCACCGCCTGAGCTTTGGCTTTTTCTAACTCAGCAAACATTCGCTCTACAATCTCAGTGAATGTGCTGCCTTCCATGTCACGATCTGCTGCAAAGTTGCATAGTTTGTGAATCGTTTTTAAGCCGTGAATTTCAATTGTTTCTGGATTATTCAATGTCATGCTGCTGCTCCCAATTCTTGTAATGCCTCATCAATACTTTTGTTGAATTGGCGAACATCGTTTTCAATTGCTTCAATGCCTAAGTCTTTAGCAAAGATGCGAATAATGATTAGCTGTAGAGCTTCTGGTAGGCGCGGGTCATAACTAATAAAGTCACACCATTCACGACGAGTACAAGACAATTGACTTGTGATCTGCGGAATGTATTCATCTGGTACTTGCTTAGTCAGAAGCGTATTTAAATGCGTTGTAGTGTCAGGGCATTTAGCTTCGATTTGACCTTTATCACAGACAAGCCCATCCGGTGACGCACCGAACATTTCAATGAAAGGGTGGTCAATTAAACCTGTTCCTACTACAAAGTTGCCCGTTTGATTTTCATAAGCTGTTATTGCATGAGGTTCGTTATCGATACCCCATTGCATTGCAGCATTGGTGAAAATTTCCTTCTGAACGCCAGTTAGGCGCTCAGCTAGAATTGTTAAACCTAATGCATTTAAAGCTTTTCCTTTAGCAGGCTTTGCATTTAAATCTTTGATGCGACTGGCAGTAACTTTGCCGCATCGTTCTGAATGCCAATCATCACTACGCTGGAGAATGTTCATATGTTTCCCCTTGGCGTTGTAAAGCTTGATCAGCAAACTGAGCAATTTCTTTTAAGTTAATTGAGTGTACTTCCCACAAGTGCTTTTTGAGATTTCCTTTTGGAATAGCTACATAAGCTGCTTGCAAACGTTCAGTACCGTATTGAGCCTCTGATTTAAGCGTAGCTAAATGTTCATCTTCAAATGCTTGATAGCCTTCTGGCACTTCACTTGTCACATCTTTAATTGGCTGTCCACTTTCAGCAATTCGTTCTGCCTCATCTTGGTCATGAATACCAACAAAACCAAATGCCAAGCGTGCACATTGAATAGTTGCTTTGTGACGTAAGAAGCGGGAAGGGTGACTTTGCCACGGACCTTCCACTGTATAGCCTGATTTAGCTTTAAATGGAGCGCGATAACACTCAGCTAAATATTCGCGAACAACAGTAGGGTGGTCACGGTCCTTGCGGTAGATAATGCATTCAACCCACTCAGGTGCAGCAACTTTCGCGCCTTCCATCTTCACCATGTTTTCTGAAAACTTAAATTCCATACCATTGAAGTTTGAGTTTCCGTTGATAATACGGGACCAACCATCCACGCCAACAACTGGAATAATCCCTTTGTTTTTATCTGGGAATGCATAGATTTCTTTGGTCCATGGGTTCAGTTTGTATTGACCTGCAACGATCAAAAGAGAAGCCATTTGTGCATCAGTTGCAGGTGTTTCAGTACGGAAAGCTGTTTGAATAAGCGTTTCCTTTAGCTCTTGTGGGTTAACATTTGCCAAGCCAAGAGTTTCTGCAACGCTTGCGATCTGTGTAGTAATAAGTGTTCCGTTTACTGGCGCATTCATAATCTTTTCCTAATTCTTTTCCAAGAAACTTTCTAGAATTTCAGTTAGCTCTTCTGCTGTTCTTTTTAGCTTGTGAATCGCTTGTTTAGCTTCTTCTTCACTTTCGGCAGAAGTTGCAAGATAGTCTTTTTGGTAAAATGGGTCGTTTCGAATACTCCATCCACCTCTATAAAGCTTAATTTCCAACCAACCAACATGACCTTGAAAATAAAAAAATGCATCATTCCCAGTTGCATTGATATCAAGACAGATCCCAGCAATATTTTTTACTAAGCCTTTAATTCTTTTGTTGTAATCCATCACCCACCTCTCAACTCTTCATCTGCCAACTCTTCGGCGTAGTATTTAAGCTGCTCGTTTAAGCTGTTTACTTGAGCTTCTGTGAGCTTGAAACGTAAGCCTATTGGTGACTCTATGCCGTCTTTATCAGTGACTACTGCATGAGTTCTTGTGTCTACTGAAAGCACTTCATATTGCTGATCACGAGCACATTCACTGAACTGGTCATTTACTTCTCGAGTATCAAAAGATGACTCAGCTTTGATCTGGCAGTTAAGAACATTGCAGCCCCAAGTTAGGTCGAAATAAACCGTTTCGCCTTCAACTTGAATGTCACTAGACAAATCCAAGTAAGGAAAGCTAGGGCAGAGCAACTCAGGTTTAGCGAACATATTCATGAGTTGTTACCTCTCAGCTTGTCAGCAAACGCATTGCGTTCATCACGAGTTTTGAACTCGTAAGTGACTGCATAAACTTCGGTGTTCTGTTGGAACTCTCTTGAAGGTTTAGGCAGCTCAGCGTTTACTTTTAAAGTGGTTGGTTTTAGGCGGAACATCATCCATTCAGGAGAAGTTAGAAACATAGAAAGATCTAAGTTCATGTGGTATTTGATGTTTTCCCACTTCTCAGTACCATCTTTAAACTCAACCTCTTTCCCATCCGCCAAAGCTCGCAACGCATCCGCACCGCTAATCAAGGCTGGGTCTTCTTTTGGTTTGCGAGACCACAAGATTTTTGCACCTGCTTTATCAGACTTAATTTCCTCTACTGTCCATGCACAAGGCTGCCATGAACCATTTTCAAAATATGATTTATCAACTTGAAAGTTATATGTGTCATTTTCACGCCAATACACATAAAGCTCAGCGCCATCAGGTACACCAATCCAATGTGGGTGTACTGGCATATTCACTGACTGCTTTACTAAGGCATATCCATCTGCTGGATCTAAATATTCTTTGTAGTTATCCATGAGAGGGCTCCTTAATGAAAATCTACTGCGCCATCGTCTGAAGCAAATTCAAATGCTGTCATCCAATCGCTATATGATTCATAGAAATATTCGCCAAGCTCTTTAGCCTTCTCATCAAACTGCTTGAAATCAGCCAAGAGTTTCTTGCTGTAAGCTGTGCCGATAACTCCTTCACAGTCACTAAAATTAATTAGTTCCCAGAATGGCCCAGACTCTGCTTTCCAAGCTCCGTTCGAGTGGCAATGTCTGTTACCTTCGCCCTCAAGTGCAGGGTATCCAGCGAGTTTCGCTAACTGTTCTCTGAAATTGTTGTATCCAGAGTAAGAACCAGCTCTGAACCAGTAATCGTCCTCAAATGTGTAAAAGCCGCCATCAATAAGCTCTTTTGCATGGTTCGGGAAGCTACTATTGAGCGAAGGTATGAAGTAATCTGAATCTTTTACTAACAATCCAGTTTCTTCATTTAAAACACTGTCGCTTTGATCGTCATAAGTGCCATCAAATTGGCTAAGCTTCTTATAAGCTGTGCAACTTAAACCCATCACTTCATCCCCTCAACCTGAACGCGTACATGTTCTTCGCGCTTCAAAGCTTCCATTAAATGTTTCTTTAATCCTTCAAACTCCAGTTCTAAATCTTCAGGAGAAAGGGAGGTACCAAGCATGAATAGAGTTTGGTTCGCTACATTTAAAAGATAGTCATTAGCAAAAGACTGATGAGCAGCTGCTAACTTGTCAGCTGTAATGGCAATTTGCATACGACTCTCTTCAACAGATTTGTCGATTAAATCTTGGAAATTGTTCATCAGTTAGCTCCCCAATACTTCGCAGCGATTAGTGCAATAAGGATTGCGCCCATCAGGAAGGGAGAGAACAAAGCAAATAACTTTGCCCAGTCTTTAATGTCAGCAACATGCTGTGCAAATACAGATGGAACCTGCTCAGCTTTAGTCGGATGACGATATAGAATTTGACTAGTTTGTGATTTTTGATTCATACTTATCTCACTCATTGAGTAAAAGCGGCTGACCTTCAACTTCAAGCCGCTTTTTTATTGGTTGATGAGAAAAATATAACTTATGTTATAAAGATGGTCAATAACTTAAAGAATAAATTTTATAATATTTGTTATAACACAGGTAATAAAAAAGGCGCATTACGCGCCTTATATAAGTTAGCTTATTAAAGTGATCCGCCTTTCCAGCAAATTCTTCCTTCAATTTCAACTTTATCCTTTAGGTCTTCAAGACTTAGTTGGATATCTGGGAATTGTACTTTATCTGGGTTGTCTGAACGAATAACCCAGTGCGTAACCATATTGATTAAACGCTTAACGTAGTACTGCTCATCAATACAAAGGAAGTAAACCTTGTTTGATTTGGGTATTACATCATGAGGATTAACAAGTAATACCTGTCCATCCTCAATAAATGGATACATGCTTTCTCCTTTAGCATATATAACCCTTAAGTCGTCTGGCGTAGGCAATCCTTGCTCACGCAGCCATTGTCTACCAAAGACAAGGCCGCCTTTAACTTCAACAGAATCGATAACCGTACCAGAACCACAAGAACCGTAAATATCAAATTGTGGTACCAAGATGTATTCCTCAGGACTAGGTGCCTCACCTGAATTTTCGCCCCCAACAATAACGAAATCCTTAAGTGAACCTGATTGTTGTTTTATGTACTGATCCCCGTAAATGAGAAAATCAGAAGTTGTATTTAAAGCCTTAGCTACTTGAGCAATATATTTTGAATTATCAGTATCATTATTTTCAATTTTAGATATTGCAGCCTGAGAAACACTCGCTTTTTTAGCCAATGCGGCTTGCGACATACCCAATCTTGTGCGGATGTCTCTCACTCTATCCCCGCAAGTTAAGCCCACCATAAGAATACTCATAACAATTAATTACCCGAGTTATAATTTAACTTATTTTAAAATAACATGAGTAATTGACTTGTCAAAACAAAAGTTATAAATTATTACTTATGTTATGAAAAGGTGGTAATTATGGATTGGACAAGCCTAATTAACCAATTACTAGAAAAAATGACTCAAAAGGAAGTAGCCGACACTATCGACTGCTCTCAACCTTTTATCTCACTTCTTTCTCAAGGTAAGCGAAAAAACGTTGAATACAGCACTGGGCAAAAGATCATTTCTCTTTGCGTGCTTCACGGAATTGCTATTTATCAAAATCAAAAAGCCCCAGCTACGGCAAATAGCTAGGGCGGATACATTCATAGGAGTCAAGTCGAATGAATGCAAAACCAAATATAACACAGCAATACAGACAGGTGAAGCATGGCGAATACTGTTCTGCAAGATCAGGAGGATTTAATGTCTAAACTCCTGATAAACGAATCGCCATTGCAAGTACAGCCGTCACTCGCTATGGCAATTGGCTTGAATGAAGCAATCTTCTTACAACAACTTCACTATTGGCTTGGTGCATCCAAGTTCAAGCGTGATGATCGCGTGTGGGTTTACAACACATATCCTGAGTGGTTGCTTCAACTTAAGTACATGTCTTTGGCAACTTTGAAGCGCACAATTAAGTCGCTTAAAGAGCAAAAATTAATCCTTGTTGAACGCTTTGATAAGGCCAAATCTAACCAAGTGAATTTCTATGCAATTGACTATGATATTTTGGCAATTGTAGAGGAAAATATTACTCAAGCTCTAGATTCTATTGATCAGCTCAAAATGAGCCAATCGAGTAGCTCAAATTGCACCACTCCATCAGCTCAAAATGAGCCAATGGATAGGGTCAAAATGAGCCAATCTCTACAAGAGAATACACAAGAGATTACACAAGAGAATATATATAAAAAAACAAAGCAAAAAAGTTCTAAGTTTTCTTTGGAAGATGCATGTTCTGTAACTCTACCAAATGGTGTTGATCGTTCACTTTGGATTGCATACATCGAGATGCGTCATGGAATGAAAAAAGCACCAACTCAAAAAGCTGTAGAACTTGCAATTGGCGACCTAACAAAAATGGGAAGCAGTGTTCTTGCTAACCAAGCTCTTGAGAACTCAATTAAGAATTCTTGGGTTGGATTGTTCAAACCGAAAGAAGCTGTTCAGTCTTACTCAAATGCTCGCAATGATCGAGATGCAGCATGGGCTGAATACTACCGCAACCGTGAACAACAACATGAATCAAACCTTGTAGATATTCAGGGGGTGACACATGTCTGATTTCTTCTTTGGTAAACCTCAAGCAGAGCAACTCGTGGACACAATGCGAGTTATTCATGGTGGGTTGTTTGCGAACCAAATGGGCAATGTTAGTCCAGCTCAAATTGAAACCATCATCATAGGCGCTCTATTTGGCATCACAGAGCAACAATTCAACTTCGGGCTATCTCAGCTTAGCTCAAGTCGATTCTGTCCAACTATCGCTGAATTCAGAGCAATGTGCCTCACTGGTTCGTGGTGGTCTGTGGATGAAGCGTGGGCGAGAGCATGTGAGTACACAAAAGATCGTAATCAAAAGATCACCACGCTAACTAAATACGCTCTTGAGCAAGTGGAGCACCTAATCACTTTGGGCCAGATGACAGAAGCTCGCAGTCAATTCAAAGGTGTTTACTCAGCAAATCTCATGAAGGCCCAAGCTTCTGGAAAACAGCAAGAGTGGTATCAAGCGCCTAAACAAATCGCTCTCAAAGTAGCTGAAAAGCCAGAGGGCAATAAGTTTGAACTAAGTGAAGATGAACAACGTATTCAGCTCATGACTTCACAGCTTATGAAACAAGGAATGGGCTTTAAGCAAGCATTCAGTCAAGCACAAATTGCTATCCGTGGTGAGATCAAGGAGATCAATAAGATGACTGACGATATAAAAAAGCTTGAGCTCAAACCCGACACAGACTATTGGCCTGATCCATTCGACCAGAAAGATGACTTCAAAAAAATGCTAGAAGCTGACGGCTTAAAGATGCCGATGGCGTTGAGAGGTGCGGCATGATGCTTTCAGAAATTAGAGAACAATTGGCTGTGGTTGCACAGCGTAATGGCAGACCAGAATACGAAGTTTGTGTGCTCAAAGCTGTTCAGTTCGCTGTGATGAATGGTACAGAACATCCGCTTAAAGAGTATTTGAATAAACCTCAAGTAGAACACAAACAAGTTGAAGTTATTCGCAGCCCTTCAGCTAAGTCAGGTCCTAAACGTGCTCAAGCAACAATTGAAGAAATCACAGAGCTTTGTGAATGGGTTTCAGATGAAGTTGGACGTCAAGTAATGCTTGCAGAGAAGGCAGATACAGCACCATCAGTGCTTTGGAGAATCAATAGAACTGGTACTTGCACGAAAGCTTTGTACACCCGTCTGATGAAAGCCAGAAAGGAAATAGAAAAACATCAAAAAGCTAATCCAATCTTAAAAACTCGTAATGAAGCACTAGCAAAAGGACTATCTCATTATCAGGGCCGTGTATGTGAAAAGTGCAAAACAACAACTCGCTATGTCACTTGCAACAAGTGTGTTCACTGCATGGCAGAAGCTAATAAGCGCAAAAAGGAGTTAGCAGCATGAGAAAACTACGCAAAGCTCCTAAAGCTCAGCACTTTCAACTGTCTTGGAATGTATTTAATGCAGTTGAGATTGTGGAGCAATACGAAAAGCAATCAGGAGATACAAGCGGTCAATTGCCTTTACCAGTGCTTATGAAGATTTACCAAGGCTCATTACTCACTGCACTACAGTTCGGGACTATTCCAAATCATCAAACTTATGGTGTGACGTTCTTTGCAAAGATCAAGAAGGATTCAGGCGAAGAAGGGATTGTAGAGCGTGGCTTTCGTATCGATACGCCTATGAAGCTATCAGAGTTCATTAACGGTTATTCAGATTGCTATGTGAACAAAGGGCAAGGACTTAAAACAAAAGGTTGGAAAGGCGCTAAAGAAGAGTGGCTCTCAATGATGGATGAAGAGTTCAAAGGCGATACATGTCTTGATGCTTGGGCAGTGGCTAATTGTCTTCATAGAGCTAATAAGAACGTGACCAGACATGACAAACGTGACGGGGTGAAGGGATGAACGAAATCATTTTTCCAATTCTAAATGTCCTAAAGCTAGATGGCTTATGCCTTTGCATTAATTGCGGAAAGCTTTTTGTTCAAGCAAAAGACACTAGAGATCACGGCATCTGTTCTTTGTCATGCGGTTATCAGTTCCGTGGAATTAGTGCAGGGGATTTTCTATGAAAGCCACCCAATTTATCAAAGACCACGGTTTGCCATTAGCAGAGAGTGCAATCGAATGGCATGCAGCTTTATCGAAGAAACATAATTTAGGCGATACAGGAAATGTAGTAGGGGTCAAGGTGGATATGAAGCAATTAGATAAGGTCGCTAAACAATTAAAGCTTATTGAAACATGTGGTGGAATTGAGTCATGCCGCAAGAAAATATCAACGCGTGAAGAATGCAAGCCAAATGCTACACATTTCGCAATTCATCCTGAGAAGCCACACCTGATTCAAATGTACAGAAGAAATGAGTCAAAGCTTGAGCCTAACTATAGCTTCGCTGAGCTGAAGAAAGCCGTTGTGGTTTACGAATCGATCTACGGAGAAGGGAATGAAAAAAGCGATTATTAAGTTGGCAATCAAGCTTCTCCAATTCTTCACCATGGGTATTGCAATGGTGGTTTTTCATTATTGGATATTTGGTGTTGAAGCCTTTGATGACGATATGAGCCGCGCTTTAACTGCGGTTGGTGCTTTAGTTGTCGCAGCATTAAGTCATTGTGCAACAACTAGTGAGATAGATGCGTGGGTTGATAAGAACTACAAAGGAGCCAGCCATGAGTGAGTTTAAAAACTTCCAACCCAAAGATAGGGTTACTTATACAGGTGTTCTAGGTAATGAGATTCACCCAGAAGTCTACGAAGTTGTAGAACAAAAGAAAGGCTTTGCTGGTATGGGTTACTTGCTGCGCAACTCTCAAGGTGTAGTTGATTTTTTCTATGGCGACAACTTTGTTTTGGCTAATTCACGTCAAGAAGACCTAGGCGACGACTTCCCCATAGAAAACCACATTTCGCCAAACTGCAAAGTGAGTGAGGTGAAAGATGTTTAAGTTAGCTCTGACTCTGACCTTGGTTAATGCAACATCAAGCTTGATAACTCTCTTGATCGATTATCAAGCCTCATTTCTAGCAGGGCTATTTGGCATGTTTCATTTTGCAATTCTGCTTTTGTGTACTGAGGTGAAATATGGATAAGTTTGAAGAAGCTTGGAAAGCAAATAGACATGTCTGGGAGTCAACCAAAAACTTAGCAAAGGCTATGTACTTGGCAGGTGAGGCAGCACAGCAAGCGAAAGTGGAGGAGCTGCAAGTTCAACGCAAAGGTGCAGAAGAGCGTTCTTTATTAATTCTGCAATACAAAGATAAATATCGAGAAGAACGTGACGAGCTGCAAAAGCAACTCATAGATCAAGGACAACGGTTCAATGAGCAAGCTCAACTAGTCAAGGATTTAGAACACAAGAAAGGTGGGCTGCAAAAGCGGGTGGATTATTTAGAGCGTCAGATATCAATCAAAACACGTCACTGCGAGTTCTTTGAAAGAAGCCGCATGGGTCATAGGTCACTTGCAATCAAACGTAAATTACAGATTGAGAAAGCTGCCAACCAAATAGAAGCGCTCTACGCGAAAGCTGAAAAGGATTATGAAAAAGACCGTAATCCTTACTACGACGGCATGTTGTCAGCCTTAGATCTGGCAGAGCAAGCAATTCGAGGCGAATTGGGAGAGCAAGCGCTCAAGGGGGAGGCAGAATGATTAATTTAAATGGCGGTGAATTAGATACTCTTTACCAGTTGGCACTTAATGGACCTCTAGAAAGTGGAGATATGCCAAGCAAGTCAGGCTTCATTGAATTGTGTGATAAGGGTTTAGCTGTGCGCGACCGCAAGACTTGGCTTGGTTACATTACCCCCGAAGGGCTGAAATACTTCAAAGAATACAAATGGTACAAGGGCACTGGTGAACAAATTCTATTGAGGCGACAATTCACCACAATTGGAGGGATCCAATGACCACATTCAAAGAGGCTCAAAGAATTAGATCAAAACCTGTGGCGCGTTCTCGCGTGCCACCTAAGTTTAAAAAACCTATCAGCAAGGGCGAGCAAATGCTTTGCAGCCAACTAGAAATCATGAAGATTGGGTATGAGCAAGAGTATCGATTTAACCCAGATAGACGTTGGAAGGCAGACTTCCGAATTGAAGGTTACCAAATCCTAGTCGAAGTAGAGGGTGGAGCATTCTGCAATGGTCGTCATACACGTGGTCAAGGCTACACAGATGATTGCGAGAAATACTCTACAGCAGCGGCAATGGGTTGGACTGTGATTCGTGGCACTACAAATCAAGTGAAAGAAGGCCTAGTGCTCAAGTGGATTGAGTTGGCGATGGAAAGGGCGAAGGTGGCGTGATGGATCTAGAGTGGATAGAGAAACAACGACAAGAGCTAGAGAAGCGCTTTAATCCTGAGCTTCATAGATTGAATGAACTAGCACGACAGAAAGAACAAGACGAATTGTATGGAGAATTTTTAACGCCTCGATTCAACACTATAGATATCAACGCAATTCGCAAGAGAGCAATACCACAAGAGCTTTGGAAAGATCAAAAGATCAAAGAGATTGAAGAGGAAAACAAAGAGCTTAAGCGCACTTTAGCTTTGAAAACTTTGACTTATAAATAATTAGGGTGACGGTATGAATGCGGCAGTGAATCACATTATGCAAACAACGGACTGGACTAAATACAGTCTAGAAGAATGGCTTTATCAGTTTGGTGCATGGATGTACTCAAACTCTGGAACTTGTGGTAAGAGCATAAATCCGATTGCTGTCGCTATGGATCAGGCAGCTAAGAAGCGTAAGCAAGAGATAAAAGGCAAAGATCAGATCATGGCTGATTGGCTATGTTCAGATGATGCAGTGATCCCTAGAGGTCGTGGTAAAGGAATCACATGTGAAATTACAGACAATGAAGCGCGTGCAGTTCAGCGCCTTATCTTGGATATGCAGGGGCAATCTGAAATCTTAGATGAGTGGCTCGATGCTGTCATTGATCGTTACTTTTATGGAAATCCAATATCATCTTTAGTTAATGAATCTCGTACTTTGATGGATGCTAAGTTTGATATCAAGTGTGGCTTGGCTGCTATTCATACTCGCTATCCATTTATTGCTCACAGCGCAAAGATAAAACGAGTTGGCATCTAATTATTGACGTGACGTCATCAATGTTATATATTTGTGTTATAGTGGTGCGAAGTGTAAGTAAGGCATCACTAGATTATGTCAGACCTATTGCGCAACGGGATAAGCTCCGATTAATTAGGATTCTGGCGCCCAAATTTAAAAGCTCATCATTCGATGGGCTTTTTGCATTTTGGAGGTCACATGCTCCGAATCATCAAGCAAGTATTCTGTTGGCATTGTTGGGAACATGATTTTGATATCAATGGTGACCCTATAAAAGAATGCAGAAAGTGTGGAAAAATTATGCTAATTTAGAGTTTGTGTTGCAATGTGACAGAGTGGCTTAATGTTGAGTTAGCTAGATTTCGATTGTTTGGGCTAATACCAGTACACAATTGTACCAAGGGTTCGAATCCCTTCATTGCAATACTTCTTTTACAACCCCGCCGATTGGTGGGGTTTTCTTTTTTGGGGTGAGTATGGACACAATCGAAGCGAAGAAGAATTTAGATTTACTCTATAAAGATCGATTCAATCTAGAGAATCTTAATCATCTCAATGCGAGAGATCAGTTTAAACAAGACTGTAAGCGTCGTATTAGAGATATCGATACTCAGATTGCGAACATTAAGCAGAACCTGAAAAATGCGTGATGCAAAGCGATTGAAGGCTGTAAGGTCATTGCCTTGCGTTAGATGCGGCCAGAGTCCTTCACAGGCAGCACATTCAAATAGTTCGAAGCACGGCAAGGGTAGAGGTATTAAAAGTTCAGATCTCTACACAATCCCCTTATGTGCAATGTGTCATGCTGCTTTCGACCAATTCAAACTAGGCACAAGACAAGAATCAGAAGCTTTGTTTGATGGGTGGTTGGAGAAGACAAACAGCATGCTTAATCTTAAAGAGCAGGATGTTTTTTGATATAATGGTCTTAACATATCGCGGATGTTCATCATGTCTGAATCTAAAAATAAATCCGAAGAGGAAAGCCTCTCAATCGATCGTGAAGATAGACGTCTATATTTGGTGCAAATGCAAGAAGAGCAAAGAAAGATACAAGAAGCATTAGATAAACGACTAAATAAAGCTAAAGAAAGGTTACAGCAAACCAATGACTTTCATGAGAAAACAGTTTGGGCCACAATGTTTAAGTGGACTAAATAAAATATAAGCCACCCTCGGGTGGTTTTTTATTGCGTTGTACACCGAGCCGAAAGGCTCTTTTTTATTGCATAGAGAAAGGTGTGGGATATGAAATTTAATCAAAAAGGCTCTACAGATATTGTTGCTATTGTACTTACAGCAGCATTGATCTTAATCATTATCATCCTAATGTTATTTGCTTGGCCGCACTACAAAGTGTGGAAGCAAGGCATGAATGGTCAGGCAGCATTAGCGGAAGCTGAACAGTCAAAAATGATACAAGTGCAAACCGCTAAAGCTGAGCTTGAAAGTGCAAAACTACGAGCACAAGCCATACAAACAATTGGTAAGGCTGCAAAAGACTTTCCAGAGTATCGCAAGCAAGAGTTTATTGGTGCATTTGGTGATGCTTTGCGTGATGGCAAGATTCAGCAAATCATCTATGTTCCAACAGAAGCAAATATTCCAGTTTTAGAAGCAGGAAAGAGAACCACTGAGGAATAAATGGTTCCCACATAGCTGGATTTCAGCCGCCCCTGCAATGGGGCTTTTTTAATTCTGCGAGGTCAAAATGGAATCAAGATTCACTATTAAGAACCATTGCGACATCAACTATGTGACGAATTTTCTAAACAAAAACCATTCGATGGCAGCGAGTGAGGGTAAGCCTTTAGTTGTTTTGATAGCGCCTCAAGAGAAAGACCGCACAAAAGCTCAGAACCGGTTGTACTGGATGTGGATGCATCAATGGTCTAAGAATCGTGGAACTGACAAAGATTATGAGCACCTGTTCTTTAAGAAAAACTTCTTAGCAAAAATCTATGATCGTGATGACGTAGGCCAATATAAGAAAACATTCGAAGCAGTTAGAGGCTTGAGGGATTCAAATCATCCAGCCTATCAGCAAGTGGCTGATGGTCTTTGTGAGCTTATGAGCACTACAGATGCAAGTACAGCTCAATTTACTGAATACTTAAACGACATACATCTATTTTGTTTAAAGCAAGGGTGTTATCTTGATACTCCAGAAGATTTAAAGTTTGCACTGGAATATAAATAAAGGCTCTCAAAAATGAAAAAATACCAAGTATGGCATGATGAACCACGGGCTGAGGATTATATTGTAACGGTCGAAGTGGATACCCTAGAAGAAGCAAAAGGTGCTTTAAGAGCATTCGCTGCTTACCATTTTAAGTTGAATTGTGCTTCTGTTGAAGAACTAAAAGATAAAGACCCATTTGAATATACAAAAGACCATGCACTTGGTGGAATAATGATAAATGAAGATGGTGAATTCGTGGATTTCCAACAGGATGAATCATAAATAAATAATTGTTTTTAATAACCGTCCAAGTGGCGGTTTTTTAATGAGGTGAATAAATGGAAGAACAAATCAAAGGCGCAGAACCCTTAGAAGATGAGCGTCATGAAAAGTTCTGCCAAGAGTTATTAGCAAATCCAAAGTTCAGCATTGCTGAGGCTGGTTTGGCTGCGGGATACAAGCACCGTCAAAACGCTTGGGATGTTTACAATCGCCCTGAGGTAAAAGAGCGTATTGCTCGACTTCAAGAAGAGCGAATGATTGATCTGAGATTAGATCAACATTATGTAGTTAAAAACCTAAAGAACATTATAGATCGAGCATTAGAACTTGATGAGCTTACGCCTGCCATTCGTGCAAACGAATTGCTGGGCAAACATATGAACATGTTCACAGATAAAGTTCAGCATGAGCACTCAGGGAAAGTTGATTTAAGAAATGTTCCAGATGATGACTTGGATAAGCGCATCAAGGAACTTGAAAATAAGGTGATGCCAGATGACAAGAGAGGAGAAGCTTGAATATTTAGCATTGCTTGAAGAGAAAGCTAGAAGACTTGATACTTATCGCTATAAAGACTTTGGCGAAAAACTATATCCATTTCAGCGAGAATTAGTTAAGGCTACAAGCACCCATTCGCAAGTCATGTTGATGGCTGCTAACCAAATCGGTAAAACGTTCTCAGGAACATACATTGATGCAATCCATGCCATGGGCCAATACCCTGATTGGTGGGATGGGCACACATTCGACAAGGCCCCACTTCTCTGGCTCCTTGGCTATTCTGGAGTTAAGTGTAGAGACTTGCTTCAAACACCAATTTTTGGTCGCAGAATTGAAAACAAATGGGTAGGTGGTTTAATCCCTCCAGAATGCATTCTTGACCATGAATCAATGATTGGCACACCAAATGCGATGCAATCTGTATATGTTAGGCATGGTGGTGGTGGTGATGTTCAGTACCAAACATCTAAGGTGCAGTTCTGGTCTTATTCTCAAGGTCAACATGCATTGATGGGTGATAAGGTTGATTGGTTCCATATTGATGAAGAACCAAAAGATCAAGAAATTTTTCCTCAGGTTTTAATCCGTACAACTAATGGTGATGAGGGAAAAGGTGGACGCGGTATTCTAACTTTTACCCCTGAAAATGGTAGAACAGACCTAGTAATCCAATTTATGGATACACCGGGAGAAGGGCAATATCTAATTCGTGCTGGATGGGATGATGCGCCACATATTAATGAAAATGTTAAGCAAACCATGCTTGCCTCTATTCCTCCTCATCAGAGAGAGATGCGAACGAAAGGTGTGCCAATGCTTGGGCATGGCCGCATTTATGATCTGAGCGAAGAATACATCACATGTGAACCATTTGAGATACCTGATCATTGGATGGTAATTGATGGGATGGACTTTGGATGGGATCATCCACAGGCACAAGTTCAACTTGCTATAGACATGGATACAGAAACGATTTATGTCACACATGCATGGAAGCAAAGACAAGTTTCACCTGATGAAGCTTGGGGTGCTACCAAGATATGGTCTAAGGACGTTCCAACAGCATGGCCACATGATGGCAATCAAACGGAAAAAGGTTCAACGAAGCAACAAAAATCTTACTACTCAAAAGCTGGGTTTAACATGCTTGCCAGTCATGCAGCATGGCCTGATGGTGGTAATGGTGTTGAAGCAGGTCTATTCGAAATACTTGATTTAATGCGTAAAGGTAAGTTCAAGGTATTTCGTGGCTTGCGCGCATTCTTTGATGAGTTCCTGCAATACCATCGTGATGAGAAAGGATGCATTGTCAAAACAAATGATGATGTGCTGGACGCTTCTCGTTATGCATACATGATGCGTCGTTTCGCTGTGAGAAAAGGCTTAATTGGCCAACCTAAAAAACCAAAAGTAACAGTTATCCCTACAGCTCATCGCTGGAAATAATTCAATTTAAGTGAGGTCAAGTTGTGACTAAAAATGAGCAACTTGCGGACATTCACGCCAAAGCAAAAAGACAATTCGACATTATTCAAAGCGCTGTTAGAGATGAACGACAACAGTGCTTAGAGGATCGTCGTTTTTATTCTATTGCTGGCGCTCAATGGGAAGGTCAATTAGGTGACCAGTTCGCAAATAAACCTAAGTTTGAAGTCAATAAAATTCACTTGGCTGTCATTCGTATTATTAATGAGTACCGCAATAACCGGATCACAGTTGATTTTGTTTCAAAAGACGGCTCTAAGAATGATGAGTTAGCAGATACATGTGATGGTCTTTACCGCGCTGATGAACAAGATTCTGGTGCAGAAGAAGCATATGACAATGCATTTGAAGAAGCTGTAGGCGGTGGGTTTGGTGCATTTCGTCTTCGTGCTTGTGAAGAAGATGAAGAGGATGAAGAGAACGAGCGTCAACGCATTCGGATTGAGCCGATCTTTGATGCTGACTCATGTGTGTTCTTTGACTTAGATGCAAAGCGTCAAGATAAGGCTGATGCAAAGTTCTGCTTTGTGCTCACTTCAATGACTCATGATGCATATAAAGAAGAATGGGGTGATGATCCTGCATCTTGGAACAAAGATATTTCTAATTCTGAGTTTGATTGGTGCACACCTGACATTGTTTATGTGGCTGAGTACTACAAAGTCGAGAAGGTCAAAGAGAAGCAACACATCTTTGTATTAATCGATGGTACTGAACAGCGCCATTATGCGGAAGAACTTGAAGCAGATCCTTCAATCTTAGAGCGACTTGAAGCTACAGGCGCTCATGAGTTGCGAGTCAAGACGATTGAACGCTGCAAAGTACGTAAGTACATGCTGAGCGGATCAAAAGTACTTGAAGATTGCGGCTATATTGCTGGTCAATGCATTCCAATTGTTCCTGTCTATGGTAAGCGCTGGTTTATTGACAATATTGAGCGTTGCATGGGACATGTGCGCCTTTGTAAGGATGCTCAACGACTCAAGAATATGCAGTTAAGCCGCTTAGGTGAAATCGCAGCTCTGTCGCCAGTTGAAAAGCCAATTCTCACACCAGAGCAGATAACTGGATGGGAGCACATGTGGGCAAATGACAATTTGGATAACAATCCTTACTTGCTCATTAATGCATTAACAGATGCTAGCGGTAATCCAATTGCTACAACTCCAACTGCCTATACAAAACCGCCCCAGGTTCCTGCTTCATTAGCTGCCTTAGTTAGTCTTACCGATGTTGACATCAAAGAACTATTAGGCAACCAAGAACAGGGTGAAAAAATCAACGCCAATGTGAGTGCAGAGGCAATTGATCTTGTTCAAGGTCAGCTTGGGATGCAGTCTTATATCTACATCGACAACTTCGCTAAAGCAATTAAACGCTGCGGGACTATTTGGCTCTCAATGGCCAAGGAGCTTTATGTAGAAGAAGGTCGTCGAATGAAGACGATTGGCAAGCAAGAGGAAGTTGATAGTGCTGAATTGTCGCGACCTGTAATTGGGGAAAGTGGCATTGAGTATGAAAATGACCTAACAAAAGCATCTTTCGATGTTGGCGTAGACGTAGGTCCAACTTCATCAAGTCGTCGATCTGCAACAGTTCGCGCCTTAACCGCTTTACTTCCATACACAACTGATCCGCAAGATTTGAAGATCTTACTTGCGCAGATCTACATGAACATGGAAGGCGAAGGCATCAAAGATTTCCGTAATTACTACCGCAAATGGTTAGTTCAAATTGGCGTATTAGAACCTACCGAAGAGGAACAGCAGGAAATGATGGCTGCAGCGCAGAATCAACCACCTGACCCTCAAGCACAGTTAGCAGAAGCATTAACACAAGAAGCGCTTTCTAAAGCCGAGAAGGCTAAAGCTGATACGTTCTTGACTGCTGCCAAAACTGAACAAACCAAAGCTGACACAGCAAAAACAATTGCTTCAATGGAAAACGATCAGAGAGATTCTGTCGTTAATGCCATTCAAACGATTAATCAAAACATGGCGTCCGCTCAGCCAATGAGTGAGGGAGTTACAAATGTCTGAATATGATCTAGAGCAACAAGACGAACAAATTGAAGATGAAAATCTTGATGAAGAACTTCAAACAGATGAATCAGATGATCGAGATGACACTAATGAAACTGTAAATGAAGACACTCAAGAAGATGAAGGTGAATTCGATATTGTTTTGAAAGGTGAGACGCCTGAGAAGCAAGAAGAAGATGACTTTCATGGACAACCAGCTCCAGACTGGCTCAAAAAAGAACGTGCTGTTATCAAAGAGATTCGAAAACAAGAGCGTGAACGTGAGCGTCGCATCAAAGATCTTGAATCACAACTAAGTGAGTATCAAAAACCTGAACCAATAGAGTTAGGCGAGAAGCCCACTCTTGAAGGTGTTGGTTTTGATACAGAAGAGTTTGAAAAGCAGCTTGGTGAGTGGAAAGAAAAAGAAGCTAAGGTTAAGCAGCAAGAAGCACAAAAGCGCGAAGAACAGGAAAAGGCTGATAAGGCTTGGAAAGATAAGTTATCTGCCTATGAAACCAAGAAAGCTCAGATTAAAAACAAAGTCCGTGGCTTTGATGAAGCAGAGGAAAGTGTGCGAGATGCACTAAGCCCAATGCAGCAAGCCATGATCATTGATGGAGCTGATAATCCTGATTTGCTGATCTACCACTTAGGAACCAATCCTAAGAAGCTTCAAGAGCTAGCGGCTATTACAAGCCCAAGTCAGTTCGCATTTAAAGCTGCAAAGCTAGATGCTCAGATCGAAAAAGTGCCTAGGAAACCTCAGACAAGCCCAGAGAGGAAGCCAAGTGGCTCAGGCTCATTGAGTGGCACAACAGATAACACTTTAAACAGATTACGCGCAGAAGCTGAAAGAACAGGTGACTACACCAAAGTGAATCAGTACAAGCGACAGCAAAAACGAAATAAGGAATAACCTATGTCTAATGCTTTTAGTAAAGAAGAACGCGTTGCTTTTGAGGACATTATTGAAGGTTTTCAGGATCAACTTGTTCTTTCTAAATTAGTAAATAAATACCGTATGAGTGATGTTGAAGCCGAGCGCTCTAACAACACTATTTGGCGCCCAATGCCTTACATTGCCACTTCTTATGATGGCATGGACCAAACAGGCAACTTTAAAGACAAAACTCAAATGTCAGTTCCTGCGACTATTGGTTATAAAAAATCAAGTCCATGGATTCTTGATGCTCAAGAGTTGCGTGACCAGTTGCAAGAAAATCGTCTTGGTGATGCAGCTAAACAAAAGCTAGCTTCTGATATCAACGTTGCGGTTACTAAGGTTGCTTCTTTGCAGGGTACTTTAGTTGTTAAACGTACTGGCGCTGCAACTGGCTTTGATGATGTTGCACTTGCCGATGCAATCATGAACGAACAAGGCATTCCAATGAATGACCGTCGTATTGCTTTGGCAACTCGCGATTACAACTCAATGGCTGGTGATTTGGCTAAACGTCAAAATGTAGTTGGTAAAGTTCAAACTGCTTATGACCGAGCATTCATTGGTGATGTAGCAGGCTTTGATGCTTTTAAGCTCGACTATTCAGAGCGTTTGGGGGCCGCAACAGCTACAGGTGTGACAATTGGTGCAGCTAACCAATACTACACTCCAAAAGCAACATCTACTGCTGCTACTGGTGAAGTTGGTAACGTGGATAACCGATATCAAACAATCACTGTAGCCGTAACTGGTGGCGCATTGAAAGAAGGTGATGCATTCACAATCACTGGTGTTGAATCTGTGCATCAAATCACTAAGCAAGCAACTGGACAGTTAAAAACCTTCCGTGTTGTTAAAGTGAATAGTGCTACTTCGATTGTAATTTCACCTCCGCTTGTTTCAGCTCAAGGTGCAACAGAGGCGGAAAAGCAATATCAAAACGTAAGCGCCACTCCGGCAAACGGTGCGGTAATTACGATGTTGAACACTGCTACAGCTTATGCGAACCCATTCTGGCACCGTGATGCAATTGAATTGATTCCTGCACGTTATGCAGTACCAACAAATGCAGGTGCAGCAGTAATGCGTGCCACCACTGATCAAGGTATTGAGCTGGTGTTCCAGAAGCAATACGACATCAACACAATGAAGACAAAGTATCGTCTAGATACAATGTTTGGTGTTGTGATGGTGAATCCTGAAATGGCTGGTATCGAGTTATTCAACCAAACCTAATTTAAACCAAACCCCGTGACGACAAATGCCCGCTATATGCGGGCGTCGTCATTTTTGGAGGCTGAAATGTCAGATGAATATCCTAAAGCTCTATATCGTGGCGACACTAAATCATATGTACATGTGATTGCGGATGGTGAAGACCACGAACAGCATTTGCGTGATGAAGGCTATGTTAACTATTCAGAACTAAAAGAACCTGAAATTGTCGTTGTTGGTAAGGTAGCTGGTTCAAATGGAGAGCTTGAAAAAGTTCAAAAAGAATTACTTGAAGCTTTAAAAGCCAATCAAGAATTAGAAGATCAACTTGCTACTGCTAAAGGTGAGTACATCTCACGAATGAATGCACTTCAGAAAGAAAATGATACTTACAAGTACTCAGCAATGGATGCAAACGAGTTGAAGGCTGTGCTTGATGAAAAAGGTATTAAATACGGCTCACGTGATGGCAAAGATGTTCTTGTAAACCTTGTGCTTGAAAGCCTTTACCCAAAAGAAGGTGAATAATCATGTCATGGACAAAGCGGCGAATCATTGGAATGGCATTTGAAAAGCTAGGTCTTGCTGCAATGTTTTATGACTTGCAACCGGAACAGCTCGAAACTGCAAGAATGGAAATGGATGCAATGGTTGCCGAATGGTCGACTGATTCCATTCAAATAGGATATCCACTACCAAGTGAAGCGGATAGTAGCGATTTAGATCAGGACTCAAATGTCCCTGACTATGCTCTAAGAGCACTCTACTTAAATATGGCAGTTCTAATTGCAACTAATTATGGCAAAGCTATACCGCCCAAAGTTGAGCAGTTAGCTGATTTATCCTTAAAGAACTTAAAGCGCATGGCAGTTCGAAAGCCACCTCAGATGAAATATGCATGCTCTCTACCAAGTGGGGCAGGCAATAAGTCTTGCAACAAATTCATTATTAACAAACAAGACAACGATGTCTTAACACCTGAGCAAAGTGTGGGGTTCTTCAATGAGTAAGAGACTAAATACAACTGACAGAATCGAAGCTGGTGATCAGGTCGTTATTTACAAGAATAACTGTGGTGACTTCCGAGGTGCTCCATTAAATATTTTTCTAGATTGGATCTTAGAGAATTTACCTGAAACACCTGACTCATCAAGCAGTCCAGTTGTTCAACACTACAACCCGAATGCAGACTTTACGTTAGATGTAGAGAATCATGCAGAAGGGACTTACTTGCTTTTAAATCCATCTACTGGCATTGCAAATGGAACAATTAAGCTTCCTGTATCAGCCGAAGTTGTAGACAAGCAAATTGTTATTTTTTCATGTTCTCAACAGATTACTAACTTCACAGTAAATGGAAATGGGGCGGCTGTTATTGGTCAACCTAACGCAATTCATGCAACAGGGTTCTTTAAGCTTCAATACGACAAATTATCAGGTACTTGGTATCGAGTGGGGTAGTTATGCAAATCCCTGTTATGAACGGTATCTACACAGACCAGAACGCAGACTTTCGCACTTCTTACCCACTTAATCTAATTCCAGTACCTAAAGAACAAGGCATTTCTCAAGGCTACCTTAGGCCCGCAGAAGGCATTAATCATTTTGCTGATTTACCTGGCATCGATCGAGGTGGTATTGAGTGGAATGGTATTTGTTATCGAGTCTGTGGAAACAAACTTGTTAAAGTGAATGCTGATGCCACAATTACTGAAATAGGTGATGTGCGTGGATCTGGATACTGTAATTTTGACTATTCTTTTGACTATCTGGCTATCAATTCAGGCACATATCTTTATTTATACAATGGCACTGAATTAAAGCGCGTCACTGATGAGGATTTGCAAGATGTGCTAGATGTCATTTGGGTTGATGGCTACTTCATGACAACAGATGGTGAGTTTATTGTCATTACTGAATTGAACGATCCATTTGCAGTGAATCCACTTAAGTATGGTTCATCTGAAGTAGATCCAGACCCAATCCTTGCATTAATCAAACTTCGTAATGAGGTTTATGTTCTGAACCGGTACTCAATTGAAGTCTTTGATAACGTTGGTGGAGAGAACTTTCCATTTAGTCGAATTGATGGAGCAATGGCTACCCGAGGCTCATTGGGCACTCATACATGCTGCAAGTATGTTGATGCAATAGCTTTTCTTGGAAGCGCTAAGAATGAGCCTGTGGCGCTTTGGCTTTCTGCTAATGGTTCAGCTCAAAAGATTTCAACACGTGAGATAGAGCAGATTATTCATCAATATGATGAAAAGACTTTATCAAAGTGTCTTCTTGAATCTCGCTCTGTAGATGGTCATAACTGGCTTTACCTACATTTGCCAAATCAAACCCTTGTATATGATGCAGCAGCTTCAGAAGCTACGCAGCAGCCTGTCTGGTTCACTCTTAAATCGGATAAGCAGTACAACGCGCAAAACCATGTTTGGTGCTATGGCAAATGGCTTGTAGGTCATCCAACACTTCCAAAACTTGGAACTTTAGATAATCAGAATGGTGAACATTGGGGTGAAGAAGTTGATTGGGAATTTAGCACAACGATTCTATACAACGAGTCGAGAGGCGCTATTTTCCATCAACTAGAGCTTGTTTCTTTAACTGGTCGAGTAGATCTAAACAAAGATCCAATTATTGAGACTCAATATTCACTTGATGGCGTTATCTGGTCAAACTCAAGAAGCATTAAATCAGGTCGAGTAGGTGAGCGAAATAAGCGGCTAGTCTGGTTCCAACAGGGCTATATGAATAACTGGCGCATACAGAAGTTTAAAGGCACTTCATCATCTCGATTATCAATCTCACGGTTAGAGGCTTATATAGAGCCACTGGTGGTATAGATGGCCTTAGTAGATCCAAAACCCCCATTGCGTAGTGAACTTGCCAAAGTCTTCAAAGATCAGCGAACGCTCAAAGCATTTGAAAAGATCTTTGAGCTTATCCCAAGCCAATTAGAAAATAACCAAGACGCACTGGAAGCAGCGCAGATTGCTGCTGATAACGCAGGCGCTCAAGCCTTTCTGGCAGTAGCTCTTATCCAAGCTGTTAACCAATTAGCTGAGATGAAAGCCCTAGAGCCTACACAAGCATGTAGCTGTCAATCCTTTGAAGACTTAGCACCACGATACGAAACGGTTCAACAAGATGTCATTTTGCCATCTAATCAACTAGTTGACCCAATTAATCTGAATTTAGAGGTCACATAAAATGACTGTAAAAGTAGCAAACCTTATTTCCTCAAAATATGCAGAAGCATCTCAAACTACTCAATATATTGCTGAAAACTGCAAGGCGATAATCGATAAATTTACGGTGACAAATACCTCAGCTTCAGCTGCAACATTTAGCTGCAATCTTGTTTTAAAAGATGCTACAGCAGGGGCTTCAAACCTTGTGATTAAAGAAAAGAGTATTGCGGCTGGTGAAACTTATGTGAGTAACGAGCTTGTTGGTCACTCTTTAGAGATTGGAAGCTTTATAAGCACTTTGTCTAGTGCTGCAGACGCTCTTGTTATTCGAGCTTCTGGTCGGGAGATTACTTAATGAAGAATTTCCATGTCATCACTCATGCTGATGTAAATGCCTTAATGCTTAATATCAAACGTCATCCTGAACTTTGGAAAGAAGACACATTCTTACGCGACTATCCACAAGGACCATTCGGTGAAATTGAAAGCATCATGCTTCGATTTCCTGAAAAGCGCGTATTTGAGCAAGAAGAAGAACATGAAAAATATAAGCGGGGTGAAAGTAATTTTGATCAACATGAAAGCATTGATTATCCAGCCTTTGCCATTCTCACAGAAGCACGACCAATAATTTTTGGATTAATGGCACTAGTTCAAGGTGAGCGATTAGGCCGTGTGATGATCAATAAGATCGCTCCAGGTGGAAGAATCTATCCTCATGCTGATTCACCTGAGCACACAGAGTATTACACTCGCTTTCATGTGGTTTTGCAGTCTTCTGCTGGATGCTATTTGCGTGCTGGTGATGAACAGCTAGAAATGAAAACAGGTGATGTTTTTTGGTTTGATAATAAGCTTGAGCATGAAGTTGTTAACAATTCAGCTTTTGATCGGCTTTCGATGGTAATAGATATTAAGGTGAGAAAATGATTACAGCACATGTAGAGAGTTTTGAATCTAACCTTGACTATCTAAAGCCACTTTTACCAATCCATTATGAAGAACTGGCCTTAAATCAAGATAAGGTGCCACTCTCACCACAATTTGACAAATACATCGCCGCGGAACATCGCGGCGAATTGCTATTTGTGGGTCTGAGAAATGCAGGTGAACTTGTTGGATACTTTATTGGGTTTGTCGCTCCAGGCTTGCACTACTCAACATGCCTAACCTGTCAGATGGATATTTTCTATGTTCATCCAGATCATCGCGGCGCAGGTGCAGGTTTTCAATTATTCAAATTTGTTGAGCAGCAACTCAAACAGCGTAGTGTACAGCGAATGTTTGTAGGGTCAAAGATGCACAAAGATGCTTCTTGGCTCTTTGAAAAACTAGGCTATACACCTGTAGAGATTTACTTCTCAACTTGGCTAGGAGATTAACATGGTAGCAGCAGCAATCGTAGGAAGTGCAGTTGTAACTGGGGTTGCATCTAGCCAAGCCTCAAAAAGTGCAGCTAAGAAAGCTGCTGGGGCGCAACAAGACACTACATACGCCTCCATTGAAGAGCAGCGTCGACAATTTGATGCAATGCGTGAATTGCTAAATCCTTTTGTTAATGCTGGGCAGCAAGCATTAGGAGGACAACAGGACTTATTGGGTTTAAATGGATCTGAAGCACAGCAAGCAGCAATTGATGGAATTGCTAATAGCTCCGCCTTTAAAACCTACCAACAACAAGGTGAAAACGCCATTCTTCAAAATGCATCAGCAACAGGTGGCTTACGCGGTGGTAACACTCAAGCGGCTTTAGGACAGTTCTCACCACAACTATTAAACCAGATGGTCAACCAGCAATATTCTAATCTAGGTGGTTTAACTGCATTGGGGCAGAATGCTGCTGCTGGTGTTGGTAATGCTGGCATGCAATCAGCAAATAATATTAGTGGGCTAATGCAATCACTGGGTGCTGCCCAAGCAGGCAATGCACTTGCACAAGGTCAAGCTAATGCAAACATGTGGAATGGTGTAAATAGTGCTATTGGTAGTCTTGGTGGGATGTATTTATACAAGAATGGNTTTAAGTGAGGTAGAAGATGGTTCAGCCCTATGATTACACTCTGGATATACAGAACCCTGTAGATACTCTTACCAATAGCTTATGGAAAGGCTATCAATTAGGTGCCTCAGTTGAGCAGGTTCAAAAGCAACGTGAACAAGAGGCGTTACAGAAGCAAGCAGAACAACAAAGACAAGAAGCAACTCGCACTCTAATACAGAACCCTACAGATGAAAATTTCACAAACTTTCAACTAATGTTCCCTGCACAAGCGGAAACTATTCAAAAAGTATGGGCTCAGAAAAGCCAAGCAGATAAAGATACTTCTTGGCGAATTGGGTCAGAAGCTTTAGCAGCGCTTTCAAACCAAAGCCCAGATATAGCCAAAGAAGTTTTGAATAATGCTGCGGCTGCATATGAGAACTCAGGAAGAAAACAAGATGCTGGTTCAATGAGGTTTTATGCAAACTTAATTGATAAGAATCCTGATAATGCTAAAACCTTAATGCAAGGTTATCTATCTACAGTAGACCGTGACAAGTTTGATAAAACATTTGAGCAGTTCAATACTCAGAACCGTGCTAATGAAAAGCAACCATATGAGTTGAATCAAATTGCCGCAAATACGGCAAAAACAATTGCTGAAACAAATGATATTCCAATAGCAGCTGAAGATCGTCGAACTGGTGTAAATAATCAGGGTAGAAAAATTGAATATGACAATCAATATAACTACGACAAGTTGAGTCAAGATCAACAGCAGTTCTATGATGGTTTAGACAAAACTGAAAGAATTGAGGCAGCAAAGTTAAGTGCTTCTAAGGCTGAATCTTCAATCCAAAGAGTTGAACGCCTAGAGAAAGTCGAGAACTATGCAAATGCAGCAAAACAAGCTGCTGATGCATCCAACCTTGCAGCTAAACTCGTTAATCAGACCAAGGAAAATGGTGGCGCTTACTGGGATCGGCTTGTTCGCCAAGTTCCGGGTACTTCAGAAAACACTTTTGCAAAAGATATTGAAACCTTAAAGTCTCAAGTATTTCTTGCTCAAGTTGAGAAGATGCGAGGGTTAGGTGCTCTAACTGATAAGGAAGGTGATGCTATTCGATCATCTATTGCTTCATTGGATATCAACCAAGGACCTAAAGCAGTTCAGCAAAACCTTACAAAAATCGCTCAGCAAATGTCATCAGCAGCCAAAAGCGCCAATCGAAAAGCTCAACTCTATGCAACGAGGGGACAAGGGTATTCTCCTGCTGTTACAGAGGCAGCTAAAACGCTTGGTATCTCACCAGCAGAAGCCCAGAAGTTTGTGAACGAGAATGGATTGTAAAATTGGTCATATGTTATTCTCTTTTCATTCATGAGGAGAGAATAATGAATAAAATTCTTATAGTGACAGTTTTGGCAACAATAATAAGTGGGTGTGCTACTACTAGTGTCAAACAAGAATCTAATTTTGATGCAAGCCAAATTAAAAAGATTTGTATTGAGAATAATCCTAAAGTCATAGTTCAAAATTTTGAAGAAATTATTTCAGATAGATTGCAAACTCATAATATTGATACTGAAGTATTTATGAAGGGTAAAAAGCCTGAAGGATGTGAATACGTATTGAAATATACAGCATATCAAAAGTGGGATTTTACAATGGTCATGAATAAGGCGGATTTGTATCTTTACAAGAACAACAACAAGATTAGTTCAGCAAATTACACCTTAAATATGGGTGGCTTTTTAAATCCGACAAAATATAAAAGCAATACTGAAAAGCTTAACCCTGTAGTTGATCAGTTAATTGGGAAGTAAAATGAAAAACTTATTATTAGTCTTTTTTCTCATACCGTGCTTTGCTTTAGCAGATGAAATAGATGTAAAAGAAATGTCCAATTTAGAACTATTTGGTGAAATTGCTTCTTATCTATCTGATGTTAAAAATAAGCAAGATGATTTAGCCAAAACAAAAAAGTATAAAAAAAGTTTTGAGGAGTTGGACTTAAGAGCAAAAAGTGGAAATCCATCAGCAAAGATCTATCGTGGATTTATGGACTTAACTATTTGTCAACAAGCAAAGAAGGTAGGACTGGATACTTTAAATAATCCGTCATGCCTCTCGGCTTTTAGTGCTTTCAATTTTGCTGCTAATACTAAGAAAGTAATTTTTGCTAATGAGCGAGCATATGCATTTAATTATTTGGGGCAGATGTATTCAGATGGTCTTGGGGTAGAGCAATCAAAGTTAATGGCATCAAATTCATTCTATGAGGCTGCTGTTAATTACTATAAATTTGAAGATAAAGACAACACTCTAATTAATCTTGAAAAAGCTATTAATGCATATCCAGATCATCAGAAAGCCAAGCAAATGTTAAATAGCATTCTGAATAAAAAATCACCATAGGGTGATTTTCAACTTGGTTAGATTTCAAATCTGACCATAAAACAAAACCCCGATGTTAGCGCATCGGGGTTTTTGCATTTCCACCAACTGACGAAGTAAGAGGAAAGATAAATCTATATGGAGTATTTTAAACCAATAGTGGAGCTTATGAAAGTGTCTATTGAAAAATATGGTTTATGGCAAACAATTCTAGCCTTCTTAATATTGTTTTCTATTCCAATTCTAATCTGGAAATTACCAGAAATCATTGCAGCGATTAAAGCCTAAAGCCGACCTACGTATGGTCGGTTTTTTATTGCCTGAGGAAAAGATATGGCAACAAGACAGAACTTTGAAAAGCTATTAAGTGCCCCCAATGTGCAGAAGATGCTGGACTTGATTGCCAATGCTGAAGGAGTACAACATGGTTATAACACCCTATTTGGAAATGAACGTCTTAGCGATTTATCTTGGCATCCAGGTGTAAAGAAAGGATTTACCCAAACAGATGGAAAGAAAAACACCACCACTGCTGCTGGGCGATATCAATTCCTTGAGGATACATGGAATGGGGTTGCTAAGCAGCTAGGATTGAAAGACTTCTCTCCTAAGAATCAGGATATTGCAGCAGTTGCATTGCTTGCTCAAAACGGTGCATTACCATCAGTGCTGAAAGGTGATTTTAAAACTGCTGTGCAAAAATCTGGTAGCACTTGGGCATCTCTTCCTTCATCCCCATATGCGCAACCTAAAAAGTCTTGGAGTGATCTTGGCATTAGCAACCCTGCTCGTGATCAATATCAATCCCAAGCTTCAAAGATCGTTGCAGCATATAAGCAACAACAAAAAGAGCAAGAAGCAAAAGCCCAACCAAAAGTTGATGCTGGGCGCGCCCAAAGAATTGTAGAGGAATACCAAAAAGCAAGACAGGATGGGCGAATCAAAGATGCAGCGACTCAGCCGCAAGGTCTGCCAGATTTTGATTCAAATGGAACTATTACTTATGAACAGCCTCAAGCAGCACCACAACAGCAAGAACCATCTTTAGCTGATAAGGCTTTAGGTTTGGGTGAAACGGCTTTATCTGCTGCAACTGGAGCAACAGGTGGCACGCTTGGAATGATTGGTGGAACTATAGGGCAAGCTGGTCGTGAAATCCTTTCAGGCAACTTTGGCACACCTGAAGCAGCTCAACGTATCTCACAAAATGCTGCTGAAAGCGCAGCAGATTTAACCTATGCGCCAAGAACTCAGACAGGTCAAGAATACACTCAAGCTTTGGGTGAAATCTCTGAACCATTAGTTGCTTTAACTCCTGCTTTAAGCGAATTGGCTATGGTGGGGCAAGCAGCGCGCGGTGTTGCGCCAATTGCACAAGGTCAAGCTATTCGCACAGCTCAAGCAGTTGCCCCAGTAGTTGAACGAGCAGGGCAAGCCATACAGCAACCAATTCAAGCTACAGCTAATGCGGTTCGCAGTGGCGCACAAAGCCTTGGCGACATGGTTGGAATTCGTAGACCTGATGCTGAACCAGCACCCGCAAACATGGGGGCAGCTCAAGTTGATCAAGCTACTATCAGACAGGCTATGTCTCAAGATTTGCCATACCCAGTTCAACTAACTGAAGGCCAAATGTCACGAGATCCTGCGCAGTTAAAATTTGAAGTTGAGACTGCAAAGGATGCAGAGTTGGGCGCTCCTCTTCGCCAAAGACAAGAAGAACAGCATCAAGTAATGCAACAAAACATTGATGCATTTATTGATATGACAGGCGCTCAAGCAACAAATATGCGTGAGACTGGTATTGCAGTTGATAAAGCGCTTCAAAAACAACTACAGGCAGATAAGAACCGTGTACGTGTTGCTTATGCAAAAGCTGATAAATCTGAAGAGGCACAGACACCAGTTGATCTAACCCAACCTGTTAGAGTTGGGGAAAATGAACCAATGTCTGTAATAGATTATCTGAACTCTCAACCAGATCTACCAACAACTCCAATTTTAACGAGTGCGAAACGAACTGCTGAATCCTTGGGCATTGCTAGACGTGGTGAAAATGGTGAGTTAATTCCTAACAACCCCACCATTAAACAAATGGAAAAATGGCGGCAAGAGATTAATGCCAACACAAACCAAGAGGCCCCAAACATTCGCCAAACTGCAATTTTGAAGGACATGATTGACCAACATGTTGAGCCAGTGGTGGGAAATCTTTACAAAGCAGCTCGTAATGAACGTAAACGTATGGCTGATCATTGGGAAAATCGGACAATTATTCGTGATTTAACCACGAATAAAACTGGAACTGATGACCGTCGTGTTGCGTTAGAAGATATCCAAAAGCGCATTATTCATGACGGTTCACTTGATGACCTTCGTGTTGCTAAACGTACATTACTCACTTCGGGTGAAGAAGGTAAGCAAGCTTGGCGAGATATCCAAGGGCAAACACTTCAAGAAATAAAAGAAGCTGCGACTTCTGGTGTGGCGCCTGATGGTCAAGGCAATCAAATGGTAAGTGCTGCTGCACTAAATAAAGCAATTAAACGTTTAGATGATGCAGGAAAGCTAGATTATATCTTTGGTCCACAAGGTGCTGAACAGTTGAGAGCAGTTAATGACATTTCCAAGACTTTGTTTACAACGCCAACATCAGCTGCAATTAACCATAGCAATACATCTGCAACTCTTATGCAAAGTTTAATGAGCCTAGATATTGTTATGTCTGGTTTATCAGGATTCCCTGCACCAGTAGCCACGGCTTTACGTCTTGCCACAAAACACATTAAAGACAACAAGGTGAGAGCACGAGTAACTCAAGCACTCAAACCACGGAGTACTAAAGAATGAGCAACAGAGTCTCGACGCCATTCCCCATATACAATGACACAGATGGAACCCCGCTAGATGCGGGGTTTATTTTTATCGGTGAAAAAGGAAAGAACCCAACTGTTTCACCTATTGCCATTTTTTACGATGCTGCACTAACCATGCCTGCAGAGAATCCGTTAAGGACTCGCAATGGTTATGTTGTTCGAAATGGCTCGCCTAGAGAAGTGTTTACAGCAGATCCAATCGTTTCAATCCTTGTTCGCAATAAACAGGGCATTGATATTTGGAATGCTGCATTTATCAATCTTAATCCCGGCATTACTCCTGAAGCGGTAGTTGATCCCGTTACAGGCGATTCTCAAGCAGACATTAATGCGACCATCTTAAAGAAAGGCGAAAACCTTGATGATCTACCAAATAAAGATGAAGCCCGAACAAATCTAGAAGTTTACTCAAAAGAAGAAGTAGAGGAGAAATTCACAGACAAAGTGAAGGACGCTACCGAAGAAGTTAAAGGGATCATCAGGATTGCCACTTCTGCAGAAGCAAAGGCAGGTGAACTAGATACTGTTGCAATCACTCCTAAAAAGATGCCTGAAGCAGTCGCCAAAGCATTGTCCGCAACAGGTGAAGCGCCTGTATTTGGGGTCCGAGCTTATGGCCTATTCGAAGGTTCTGCAACAAAAGTTAGTGGTGAGAACTTTGAAAGTGTCACTCGTATTAGTGAAGGTCTATTCGAAGTAACTCTCACTAAGGCTATGAGTAACACGAATTATTCAGTTTTCCCAAGTGGTGTCGTCTCAGGGGCTACAGAGGCCCGATCTATAAATATAGATAAAGATTTCGCAAAAACAACGACCAAATTCAGGCTTATCTGCACCTATGGCGGAGACAACACAAAAGGTCTCTTTGATCCAGATCAAATAAATTTTTTAGTATTAGGATAGGTATGTAAATGAGTAATAAAGTTACAACCCCATATCCGCTTTTTGCCGATATCGATGGAAGCCCGCTTAATGCGGGTTTTTTATTTCTTGGTATAAGTGGTCAAGATGCTGAACAGTACCCAATTGTTGCTTATTGGGATGAGGCAAAAACACTAATTGCAGCTCAGCCAATCTCAACGAGAAATGGTTTTATTGTTCAAGAAGATCAGCCAGCAAAGATTTATATTGAAGAAGAATCTTGTTCAATCACAATTAAAAACCGCAATAACACTGTGGTTCATAAGGTCACGACGTATGACCAGCTTTCTACAGCAAAAGGTGTCAATGCACTTGTTTCAGCTGAACAGACCCGCGCTGAAGGTGCTGAAGAAACTCTAGATACCAAAATCGATAATGCTCAATTGAGCTTGGGCGGCCTGATTGCTAATGAAACTTCTCGTGCCATTGGTGTTGAAACAAGCCTTCAAAATCAGATTGGATCGATTGTAGTTGGCAATAAAGCATATAAAACATATGCCTTGATGGATGCTGATAAAGCCAATATCCCTGTTAACTCTAAAGTATCAGTAACAAGTGACCCTGACCCAACCAAAAACATTGATTGGCAATGGGATGGAACGACGTTTACTGCTGCGCCAACAAATGTTTTAACTCAGGCAAAACAGTACACCGATACAAAAGTTGATGCCCTAATCAAGGATACAGATATCTCTGTTCCTACAGTTCCGTTAGTAGATGTAGATGGGTGGTTTTATGGAGCTTTTTATGAAGATGGGTCGCTAGAAACCCCGCTGTTTAAGCTAGGAATGTATTACGACAATGGTTTCTTAGTTGTTGATGAAGATGGTTGGATTCTTTTAGAGCAATCAACTTCTACTAATGTTTCTAAGGATTGGTCACAAAAAAAACTATTAATTTTTGGTGACTCAATCACTGAAACATCCAATGTTGAGGCGGGAATTTATAACTCTTTAGCTTATCGTCAAAACTGGTTCCTTTATGCCTACGCAATGCTTGAGGTTAAAGACTTCAATAACATGGCGCGTTCAGGCGCTTCTTATCGTGAATATGCAGGACAGTTAGATTGGCAGAAAATCAGTCATCAGGTAAGCGTGGCAATTAGTACAGGATTTACACCAGATATCGTGGTAATAGCTTGTGGCACTAATGATGGTATTGATAACTTAGGCGACTATGACACAGCAATGGGCAAGAATATTGCTGATTTAAATATGGCATTAACTGCCGAAGCTTTAAGAAAGAATCTATATACCATTTCACAAGCTTATCCGAATGCAAAACTATTTTCTTGTTTGCCATTACAACGTGCAGATGCCGAAACCTCTACTCGTCAACCCTTACTTGATCTAATCAGAAAAATGTCTGGACGTTATGGATTCACAGTAATTGATTGCCATAACGAATCTGGAATTGTCAAAGATTTTGAAGTTTGGGGTGCTTCAGGTCGAGACACTAGCGATGGACTACATCCAAATCCGAGCGGACAAGTTAAAGAAGGGAAACTTATAGCCGCAAAAATCAAATCAAACTATCAATTGCAAGTATAGGGGTAAGTCATGCCTTCAATTATTGTCAAAGGTAACTATCAAGACAAAGCAATTCGTTTCTTACCCCCTAATACTACAAACCTGTTGTATTGGGGTATGTATGGGAAGGACGTTGCTTTTACCACAAAAAATCATAAAGACGGATCAACAATCACTGCGATTGGCGCACCAGTCTATCCAAATGCTAACTACGCAGTTTTTAAAGGTGGTTCAAACTACCTAAAAACAAGTGTAATTCAAGTTCCAAACATGACATTCATTTCGGTTTTTAAAATCGATACAGAAGTTGCAATTGACTTGATCTCAAATTATACATCACCTGGTCAAGGCGGAGTTCCAGCGGGTAGTGTTCGTGGTTGCGGCTTAGAACTCCAAGTTGGCACACCAGCAGATGGCAAGATGAATGTTATTGTGAATGGTAGTGTCAATGTTGGTGGCACTGATACCGCTGCTCCATCAACAATTCTTCAGAGCTATACAGCCGGTACATGGTGTTGTTTAGCTGGAACTGTCAATAGCACTACAGGCGTTCGCACCGTCTACAACTTAACTGCTGGAACATCCCAAGCTCAAACAAATACCAACCCTATTTCATTAGGTACAGCCGCTTTGCAAATTGGTAGTAAGTTGACAACTCCAACAACAAACGACTCTAACATTGCGATGACAGCTATATATTCAGATGTAAAAACTTCTACTGAATTGCAGGCTATTTATTCGCAGTTGAAGACGTATTTTGCAAAGCGTGGCATCACCATCTAACACACCAAAACCATACAAGCCCTAGCATTCGCTAGGGTTTTTTATTTGCCTGAAATTAGGGGGAAGGCATGTCAGAGAATACTTCACAGGCTGTTGAAGTTGTGGCAACAACGGTTGGTTCAAAAGCTACGTATGCAGGTGGTGCAGCAACATTTGTTGGCTGGGCGGCTTCTGTTGATTGGCTTGCAGTCACAGGTGTTTTAATTGCTTTAGCAGGTTTTGCGCTTAATGCGTATTTCCAGATTAAAAGAAACAAACGGGAAGAGATTGAATCAAATTTGCGAACACTACGAGAGCAAGAGATTCATGAGTTTAAGATGAAACAAATGGAGGCAGGGTTGAATGTCAAACAAGACTAAATTTGCTGTGGTGGTACTGACAGCCTCGTCTGCTTTTTTTGCATCATTAATAGGTTATGAAGGTTACAAATCAAAGCCTTATTTAGATAGCGGTAACGTCCCAACAATAGGGATTGGCTCCACGAAATATGAAAATGGCACTACAGTTAAAATGACTGATAAGCCAATTACTCAAGATCGTGCAATTCAGATTTCCAAGGCGCACATTTCAAAAGATGAGATTGTTTTCCGTAAATCTCTACCAGGTGTGAAGCTAACTCAAATTGAATATGATGTTTATCTGGACTTTGTTTATAACTTTGGACAAAGCAACTGGAATCAATCATCAATGCGAAGGCTACTACTTCAAAATAAGCCCCGACAAGCATGTGATGCACTTCTCAAGTGGAAGTACGTTGCGAAGCGAGATTGCTCTATCCGAAAAAATGGCTGTTATGGGGTTTGGGTAAGGCAATTAGATAGGCACCAAAAATGCTTAAGTGTAAATTAGCTTTAATGCTGTGCTTAATCTTCTCAGGTTGCACAGCTCACACAATTAATACGTCAGTTAATGTGGGTATTTGCGTTAAGGCTCTGTAGGCTTAGTTATTAATCTTAGGTAAGCCTTCCCAACTAAAATAATTCTGAGTGAGTTTGTCTCGTGTCATTGACCAGCCTCTATTCGGTAATTTACAACTACCCACAGCAATCTTATGTTTACCAAACTTCTCGACAACTTGTTCTAGAGTTGTCATTAAATTCTCATCCTTTTCGACCTTGCTCCAATCTGTCAACAGATCATAGTTAAAGGTGTCCTTAGGCTCTAAGCCTGTCAAAATAACCCCACACTTCTTATATTCAATTCCCCGCGCATATAGATGTCTTATTAGAAAAGTAGCTATCTGAACCATCTTTAAGACATTGTCAGTCGGCACTGCAACTGGTAGAGAAAGTGACCTATTAAAGAAAGGCCTATTTTTATCAAAAGGGTTTGACTGAGCAAAAACAATAATGCATCCACAAAGCAATCTATCTTTTCTCAACCGGGCCACAGCATTTTGCATGTAGAGTGAGATAGCTTCTTGAAGATCTATTAGCTCAGTAACTTTCTGCCCAAATGATTTAGATGAAATGATCTGTTTTTTGCTTGGAGGTGTGTGCTCAATCTCAATGCACGAAATGCCTTGCAACTCATACACGGTTCGCTTCATGACTACTGAAAACTGTTGCTGTATATGTTCTGGACATGCACTAGCCAAATCTAATACTGTTTTAATACCCATCGTATTTAGCTTTTTCGTGTGTTGTCTGCCAACTCCCCAGACTTCTGACACATCAATAGATGATAAATAGGCCTCTTTATTACAAGGATCCATCGCTACTAAATTGCATACGCCATCAAATGCCTTATTCTTCTTTGCAATGTGATTTGCTATCTTTGCTTCTGTCTTTGATCTTCCAATCCCAATACAAACCGGAAGGCCAATCCATTTCCATATCCTTTCTTTCATGCCATGGCAATAAGTAGTTAGGTCATAGTTATTTAAATAGGCTGTTAGATCTAGAAAACACTCATCAATAGAGTAAACCTCTTGTTCATGCTCAGTGACATAGTTTCGCAAGATACTCATGAACCGCTTGCTCATTTCCGCATAGACAGTGTAGTTACTTGAGAGCACAATCACATTATGTCTTTCTACGATGTCTCGAATCTGGAATAGGGGAGCACCCATTCTTATTCCAAGTTCCTTGGCTTCATTTGATCGAGCGACTGCACAGCCATCATTATTGCTGAGGACTATAACTGGGCGATTATTAAGTTCAGGACGAAAAACCCTTTCACAACTGACATAGCAGTTATTCACATCGACTAATGCAAAAATTCGCTCTCTCATGGCTATCTTGAAAACGTTACAAATTCAAAATAAATGGTAGAGCTGAGCCTGAATAAATTCAAATTTAAAAAACTGTGGATAAATAAGCACTAGTCATAACTTGTCGCAGTGATTAGTGCATTTGGTCGGAAATTAGTCTTTCCAACTATCTACAATATCTGCCCAGTCTTGCATCATCTTCCGTCTAGCTTCTAAGTGTTGAGAGTGGTCATAGGATGCTTTTGTCTTATTTGACTCAGCATGAGCAAGTTGTCTTTCAATCCATGCCTCTTCATAACCTTTTTCATATAACAGGGTAGAAGCTGTTGCACGGAAATCATGAGCAGTCACATCATTCAATCCAATATATGAAAGCATTTTGTTAAGAGTCGCTCTAGAAATCATGCAATCGCGTTTTTGAGGGGATGCGAATACGTATTTTTGACCTTTAGTAATAGCATATTGATCTTTCAATAAATCGTACAACTGGTCTGACATAGGCACAATATGAACTCTGTCCATTTTCATTGTACGTTCTTGCTTTCTTCTTCGAGAAGATCTGGGAAATTTAATTAACCGGTCCTCAAAATTTACAAAAGGCCACTCCATCTTTCTTACTTCAATTGTTCGCAGCATGGAGTAGAGCATGGCTAAGCCTGCATTTCGAACTGTAGAAGAGCCGCCATAGGCATCAATATTCTTTCGAAGCATTGTTCTTTCATGAGGTTCAAGTGATCTTGCATGTTCAACTTGTGGGGTTTCAATGGCCTCTTTTACTGCATAAGTTGGGTCAGTATCTGTTCTCAATGTGACAATAGCATAGCGCATAACTAAACCAATAAATCTTCGATTTAAATTGGCAGCCGCTTCGCCAGTAGCAAAGTTATCCTGTTTTTTTATACGCTCCATAGTGTTCTTCATAATTTGGAGAACATCTGCTGAATTAACTTCCTTAATTGGTTTATTGCCAATGATCTTATAGATATCTCTTACCATTGCCCCCTTAAAACGATCTACATAACTCTCTGACTTATATTTCATTTGTTCTTGGATAAATTCTTCTGTGATAGCTTTAAAACTATTATTTGTTGCTGCACGTTTTTCTTCTTCTTTTTGGTTTCGATCTTCAACTGGATTAATGCCCTTGGCCAAAAGAATTTTCGCTTCCTCTTTTTTCTTTCTTGCTTCAGCCAATGAAACAGATGGGTACTCACCAAAACTGATTGTTCCTTCTTTGCCATTCAACGTATATTTAAAACGCCAGATCTTTTTACCAGAAGGACGTACTTCAATATAGAGACGTTCCGCATCAAGGATGCGATACATTTTTTCAGTAGGTTTTAAAATCTTGAGTTTAGAGTCAGAAAGCATACGGGTAACGGGTAAGAAAATTACGTTACCCGTCACGATACCCGTTTTTTGTAACGATTAAAATAGATTATAAAAGATTAAAACCGACAGATATAATTATGTATTGTTTGGTGTATATGATTATGGCAGATTGATACAGATTACATCAGATTATTATTTTCAGAATTGTTGAGAATGACAATTTTCATAAAAAATGGCTTCTTCTTTCAAATAACTAGAGAAAACATTGAGCTATATTTAAGTGTGAAATTTGCTTATTTCCCACATAAATCTCAAAAAGAATTAAATTCGATTAAGCTATTATGCGTTAATAAAAGTTGAA